GACAGAAATTAATTTCACTAAAAATAGTTCCACACTAATAATTGGAAAGAATGGGGCAGGTAAGAGTACTTTTTTGGATGCTCTTACTTTTGTGCTGTTTAATAAACCATTTAGAAAAATTAATAAAGGGCAACTTGTCAACACAATGAACGAAAAGTCTTGTGTTGTTGAGATTGATTTTGAAATTGGAAAAGATTCTTGGAAAATTATTAGAGGTATTAAACCTACCATCTTTGAAATCTATAAAAATGACTCCATACTTGATCAATCATCTGCCTCTAATGACCAGCAAAAATGGTTAGAGCAAAATATTTTAAAATTAAACTATAAGTCTTTTACTCAGATAGTTGTTCTTGGATCTTCTAACTTTGTTCCATTTATGCAACTATCATCTCAAAATAGAAGGGAAGTAGTTGAAGACCTTTTAGATATTAAGGTTTTCTCTTCTATGAATGATATTGCTAAAGTTAATATCAAGACCTTAAGAGATGATGTTAAAGAACTTCAGTATAAGAAGGAGAACTGCAAGGACAAGATAGACAATCAAGAAAAGTTTATTTCTGAAATTGAAAAAAGAAATAACGAAGACATCAAATCTAAAGAAAGTAAACTCATTGGATTAGAAAAGGCAAAGAAAGAATTCTTAGATACTAATGATAAAATCCTATCAGAGTGTGAGAAACTTCAAGATGAACTGTCAAAGGTATCTACCTCAACATCCAAACTAAAGAAACTGGATTCTATTAAAATAAAACTCATACAAAAAGTATCTACAATTACAGATGAGTATGATTTTTTCCAGGACAATAGGGTTTGCCCAACCTGTACTCAATCTATTGAGGAAGAGTTTAGGTTAAATAAGATAGCAGATATTCAGAATAAAAAAACTGAACTTAATTCTGCTTGTGAAGAACTTGAAAATGCAATTAAAGATGAACAACAAAATGAGAATAAATTTTTAGCAATTAGTAAGGAGATTACTAAACTCAATAATGAAATCAATTCTAACAATGTTAAAGTCACTGAACTTCAAAACCAGTACAGAGATTTACAACAAGAAATTCAAAAACTTGTCTCCAGAAGTAAAGACACTAATACTGAATATGAAAAGTTAGCAAATTTAAAAAAGAGTTTAGATGAAATCTTAACAAGCATTTCTACAAAAAAAGAAGAACTTTTAAACTACGAATTTATACATCTTTTACTTAAAGATGATGGGGCAAAAACTAAAATTATTAAAAAATATTTGCCCCTAATAAACCAAAATTTAAATAAGTATTTGGAACTAATGGAGTTCCCTGTAAACTTTACTTTGGATGAAGAGTTCAATGAGAAGGCTCTTAATCCAATCTATGAAGACTTTTCTTACTCATCCTTCAGTGAAGGGGAAAAGATGAGAATAGACTTGTCTATTTTGTTCACTTGGAGGGAGATTGCTAAAATTAAAAACTCAATCAATACAAATCTTCTAATACTTGATGAAGTATTTGATAGTTCTTTGGATGATTTTGGAACTGATAACTTCAGCAAAATCATTAAGTATGTGATTAGTAAATCTAATGTATTTGTAATATCACATAAGACTGATGAATTACTGGACAAATTTGACTCAGTTATCAAATTTGAGAAGCAAAAAGGATTCAGCATGATGATTGACTGAAGAGAGTTTTTTTGCTAAACTACCTGTAGTTCAGTCTATTTTATTTTATGTTTGGACCTGATGAGGACATTGTGAAACTTCCTGCTGATAGTATGACTTGGACACAAGCAGCAGAAGGTGGATGGTCTATGAGTGGGGAGGGATTTTGGATTCCTCCACAATCCCCTGATTATATTACTTTTGAGGAAACTATGACTAAAGATAATGGATTTTGGAAATACAATGAGGATAAAATTCTCAAGCAACTAGAAGAATATATTAAGTCAACATATAGTCAGCATTATGTTGATAGAACTGGGGAAGGAACAGAGCAGACCCTAGACAAGATCAAACACAATCGTAGAGAAGGTTTTTGTGCTGGCAATGTAACTAAGTACATTGATAGGTATGATACTAAAGGGACTCCTCGTGCAGACTTGTTCAAAGTCCTGCACTATACTATCCTTCTCATTAACCACCTTAACCTAGTTGAAAACAAGTGATGAAACTTTCCGACAACACTATTACTATCCTTAAAAACTTTTCTAATATTAATCAATCAATCCTGGTCAAACAAGGATCTCAGATCAAAACTATTTCCATTCTCAGGAACATCTATGCTGTTGCTGATGTTGAGGAAGAGTTTGGGAAGGACTTTGCAATTTATGATCTAAATGAATTCCTTAATGGTTTGAGTTTGCATCAAGACCCAGATTTGGATTTTACTAATGAATCATATCTGACAATTAAAGAGGGTAAGCGTAGAGTTAAGTATTTCTATGCAGATCCTGAAGTGATTGTGTCTCCTCCAGACAAAGATATTGATCTTCCAACTCAAGATGTTTGTTTCCAATTGGAGCATTCTCAGTTGGATAAACTTATCAAAGCTTCTGCAGTGTATAAACTTCCAGACCTTTCTGCTATTGGAGCAAATGGTGTTATCAGTCTGGTAGTTAGAGACAAGAACAATGATACATCTAATGAGTACTCAATCATTGTTGGAGAAACTGATGATGAGTTTGTTTTTAACTTTAAAGTGGAGAATATTAAGATTATTCCAGGTTCTTATGATGTGGTTATTTCTAAGAAACTCTCTGCTAAATTTGTGAATGAGAAGTATAATCTGAAGTACTTTATTGCACTTGAACCAGATTCAACCTTTGAATGAGGTATAAAGTAAGATATAAACTTCCAGGTGATAATCGTTATCTGGAAGTTGTTGTTGATGCAGATAGTCAGTCCCAAGCAAAGAAGATTGCTCAGGCACAGATTCCATCTGCTATAATTGTTGGAGGACCTCAACCTATTTGATTATGAGTAAAGACTTTTTGTGGGTAGAAAAATATCGCCCAAAGAAAATTGAAGATTGCATTTTGCCTGCAGGCATTAAAAAGACATTTCAAGAATTTGTAGATGGTGGAGAAATCCCAAATCTACTTCTTGCAGGTCCTGCAGGATGTGGTAAAACCACAGTAGCAAAAGCATTATGTGAAGAACTAGGAGTAGATTATTATGTCATCAATGGATCAGATGAAGGGAGATTTCTCGATACTGTCAGGAATCAAGCAAAGAACTTTGCTTCGACCGTATCACTTCAAGCAACTGGAAAACATAAAGTCATCATTATTGACGAAGCAGACAATACCACCACAGATGTACAACTCCTACTTAGGGCAAATATTGAGACGTTCTATAAAAACTGTAGATTCATCTTTACTTGCAACTACAAAAACAAAATTATTGAACCTCTTCACTCTCGATGTGCAGTTGTTGAATTCTCAATCAAAGGAAAAGAAAAAGCAAAACTTGCAGGAGAATTCTTCAAGCGTCTCGGGTTTATTCTTGAGGAAGAGAGTATTAAGTATGATCAAAAGGTTATTGCACAAATAATCAATACTCATTTCCCTGACTGGAGGAGAGTTCTAAATGAATGCCAAAGGTATTCTGTTGGTGGAGAAATTGATTCTGGAATTCTTACATCCTTCAGTGATGTAACAGTAACTGATTTAATTAAACATCTAAAGGAAAAGAACTTTCCTGAGGTTAGGAAATGGGTTTCTTTGAACTTAGATAATGATTCTTCTACAATCCTTAGAAAAGTTTATGATTCTCTTTATGAGAAGTTAGATGGTCCTAGTATTGCTGCTACAGTTTTGATTGTTGCTAAGTACCAGTATCAATCTGCTTTTGTTGCTGATCAGGAAATTAATCTTCTGGCAGCACTAACTGAAATTATGGTGGAGTGTAATTTTAAATGAAATACCAGAACTTAAAAGAAGAACCAGTTAAGACAACTCCAGAAAATGTAAGAGAAGCAAATGAAGCATTGTTTAGGGCAAAGATGACTCTACCTGCTGCAGCAAAACATTGTGGAATGACACAAAAGGAAATGAAATTAACCTTTTGGGAATATTTGAAGTACAACAAACCTGATTATGAAATCCCTTAAAACTTGTCTTCGTTACCCTGGAGGAAAGTCTAGAGCAGTTCCTAAACTGTTTCAGCATCTTCCAGACCTCTACAATTATAGAGAATTTAGAGAACCATTTGTTGGTGGTGGTTCTATGGCAATTGCAGTCACAAAACAGTACCCAGATATTTCTATTTGGGTAAATGACTTATATGAACCACTGGTAAATTTTTGGAAAGTTCTTCAGTCCGAAGGAGAAAAATTTACAGAGCAGATCTTAAACTTAAAACAAACTTATTCAACACCAGACAGAGCAAGACTTTTATTTGCAGAGTCTAAAGAATGTCTTGCTCATCCTAAATCAAAACCATTTGATAGAGCAGTATCTTTTTATGTTTTGAATAAGTGTTCTTTTAGTGGATTGACTGAAAGTTCTTCTTTCTCTGCACAAGCATCAGAAAACAATTTTTCAGTTAGAGGAATTGAGAAACTTCCAGAGTATTCTAAATTGATTGAGAAGTGGAATATAACTAATTATTCCTACAATCAGATGTTGGATGGAGATGGTACTGTTTTTCTCTATCTTGATCCTCCTTATGATATTAAGGATAATCTCTATGGGAACAAAGGATCAATGCACAAAGGATTTGATCACGATAAGTTTGCTGCTGATTGTGATTCTGTGCCTAACATGGATATGATGGTAAGTTATAATTCTACTCAGTTGGTTAGAAATAGATTTAAAGATTGGAAAGCATTTGAGTTTGCCCACACATACACTATGAGGTCAGTGGGAGAATATATGATGGAACAACACCAGAGGAAGGAATTGGTTCTTATTAATTATGAAGCATGAACTAAAAGATTGGTTGGGGTCAATTAATCAATCCAAAATTAATATTCTGGATGAAGATCCATCTTCAGAGAAAGATTATCCACCATATATTATCAACAGATGTTTGTCTGGGACTATTGATACTTTGATGTATGCAAATGAAATGAATAAGAATCATTCATTGCCTAAGAAAATGCAATATGACTTTTTTATAAATAGTGTCAGAACAAGGAAAAGATACTCTCCTTGGATTAAACAAGAAAAAATCAAAGATCTTGAAGTAGTTAAATCTTACTATGGTTATAGTAATGAAAAGGCAAAACAAGCTTTGAGAATTCTCTCAGAAGACCAAATTAACTTTATTAAATCTAAACTTGAAACTGGAGGAAGAAAATGAGTGTAGTTAATGAACCTGAAGTGAAGTGGACTCCTAACCAAATGGTAGAGGTTATTCTTAATGAACCTGATGATTTTTTGAAGGTTCGTGAGACACTCACTAGGATTGGTGTTGCATCTAGAAAGGAAAAGAAGATCTATCAATCTTGCCACATTCTTCATAAGCAAGGTAGATATTATCTTGTCCATTTTAAAGAGTTGTTTGCTCTTGATGGCAAGCACGCAAATCTTACTTTGAATGATGTTCAAAGGAGAAATAGAATTGCACAACTGCTTGCAGATTGGGGTCTTATCACTATTGTAGATGTGAGTAAAATCCAAGATATTGCTCCTCTCAATCAAATTAAAGTTCTTTCTTATAAGGATAAGAATGATTGGGTTCTAGAAACCAAGTACAATATTGGTTCTAAGAAAAAAAGAGTAGAGGAAACTGAATAATTTTGTGGGGATATTACTATCCCCTTTTTTTATGCTTGTAGTATAATTAATAATGTGAATGCCAACTGGGTTCACAAACACACAGATGCTTTAGGAGATCTACCATGTACAACACATTAGCGAAATATAACGCCTCAAACATTGAAAAATTCTTAAATGATATTGATAAGTATTCTATTGGAATGGATGAATGGTTCCATAGAATGGGAGCACTGCATCAAACAGATACAAACTATCCTCCATATAATGTAATTAAAGAGAGTAATACTGAGTTTAGAGTGGAAGTTGCTCTTGCAGGATTTAAGAAAGATCAGATTACTGTCTATACAGAAAACAATAAACTCTTCATTGAGGGGGAAAGAGAAGTTAATAATGACAAAGAATATGTGCACCATGGACTTGCCAATAGAGCATTCACTAGAGTATGGACAATTTCAGATGATGTTGAAGTAAGAGAAGTTGCATTTGAGGATGGTCTTCTTTCAATTAAACTTTCTAAGATTGTACCTGAACATCAGAAGAAAAGAGTTTGGTTCTAAATAATTAAGAATATCGTCGGCGCAAGGGGGAGGATGACTAAGACCATCCATCCCCCCCTTTTTTATAAATATCTAAAAAGGGTTAATGAAAACATATAATCAATTCCTTGAGGAATCAATATCTTTTAAGGTTAATACACAACTTAATCCTAAATTTTGGGTCAATGATAAATTAAAACCTGAAGTATCAAAGCATTTAAAAAAAGTAGCAGATGCCTGGACTGAATTTGTAGGACTGAAAAAGTCATCAGTTCAAGATATTTTATTGCTGGGAGGGAATGCAGGATATAATTACACAAGGTACTCAGATTTAGATCTTCATATAGTTGTAGACCTCAAGCAAGCAACAGAGTGTCCAGATTTGGCATCTGATATGTATGAGGATAAGAAACAACTTTGGAAGTTAACACACAATGCTAAGATTTATGGACATGACATTGAACCATATGTAGAGGACATTGGTAAAAAGAGAAGAAAGAATCAAGGAGTCTACTCAATAAAATATAAAAAGTGGGTGATGCTTCCTGGCAAATTCACTGGAGAACTGGATACTGACTTGCTTAATAGCAAGGTTCATGATATGATGAGGAAAATAGATAGAACAGTTGCCACTGCAACTGATGAAGATGTTTTAAAAAATCTTCTATCTAAACTCAGAGATATGAGAAATGCAGGTTTAGACAAGGGGGGAGAATTCTCCTTTGAGAATCTTGTTTTTAAAGAACTTAGAAACAAAGGTTACATAGATAAACTTGCTGATCACATCTTAAAACTTCAAGATAAAACACTTACTTTGGAAAATTATGTCTGTTAAACTTTTAATCCTGAAATCTTTAGAAGATGTCATTGCTGATGTTACTTCTGAAGATATTCTTGGAAAATGGTATGAGTTGAGTAATCCATATGTAACTAGACTTGATGGAGACAAGATTGGATTTTATCCATACATCCCCCTGTCTAAAGAAACAACAATTAAAATTCCTTCTGATTGGGTGGTAACTATGGTTGATCCTATTGATGAAGTTGCTAAATCTTATTTGGAGAGTGTAAATGCAAAACCTGAAAATTCTGATTCTGAAGAATGATTCCATTCTGATGACTGAGGTACATGAAGTTGCTGGAGCAGATTTGGGAGAACCTGATTGTAAATTGGTTAATCCAGTTCAAATGCTTATTTCAAACTCAACTTCATATGAGATGAGAAAGTGGCCAGTATTTACTGATCAGAGAGAACTTAAGATTCACTCAGATTCAATCTTTACTATTGTAGATCCAAAACCAGATCAAATTGAACTTTATTTGAAAACTATTAAATGAATTTTTATACCAATGTAGTTCTTGTTGGAAATGAAATACTTTCTAGAGGGTTTGATAATGGAGAACATTTCAAAAACAGACAAATGTTCTACCCAACTTTGTATGTAACTAGCAATAAGAAAACTAAATTTAAGACTCTTGAAGGGAAATACGTAGAAGAAGTTAAACCAGGAACTATTAGGGAAACCAGAGAGTTCATTGATAAGTATCAAAAGATTGATAACTTTCAACTCTATGGAAACACTAGGTATATCAATCAATATATTTCAGAAAACTATAAAGAAGAATCAATTAAGTTTGATATTTCTAAAATCAAATTAATTACAATTGACATTGAGGTTGCATCTGAGA